TTACTTGGAATATTTTCTTGGAATATTTTCAGGTAACGGGACATCAAGTGTTGGTGAAACTTTAACCTTCCTGTCATAGATTAGCACTTGCCCTTCGGTTTTGTGACCAGAGAAAAGTTGCTTATCCCGGCTGCTTCCTTCATAGTCTGAAATTCCTTTTGCCTTCAGATCATGAAAGGTGAAGTCGGTTAAAATACCTGAAATTTTGCCTGCGCGATTTCTTGCTTCTACCCACATTTCGTTAAAGCCTTTGTACATATATCGGTTGCCGTATTGATTGCTGATTACATAGGCGGATGTTGGTAACTGTTTTGCTTTTTCGATCGCCGCCTGTAATCGTGGACTCCATGCTTTTATCTGTTTTTTCCCTGTTTTCCCTTGCTGGATAAAGATCCCGTCGTTTCCAATCTGCTCCCATTTCAGCGATAACACATCGGAAACCCTCGCTGCACACAGATAGGCAATTTCCATTGCGATAAAAACAGGAAGAGGTGCAACGCTTAATACTGCCTGGTATTCTTTGTCGGTTACATATCGTTCGCGGTTTTTGGCCTTGAATTTACTTACACCTGCACATGGGTTAGCCTTCACGTACCCTCGCTCATACCCCCAACTGTAAACACGGGACATACTGCTTTTTTCATGGTTGGCTTGCGTTTTACTCTGCTCCCCTCTTTTGTCCATGTATCGACGGATGTGTTCTGGTTTTATGGAATCCGCTGGTACCTTACCGAATACGGCAAGCAACTTTTTTTGATGTTGCAGATAATCTTTTTGTGTTCTTGGACTAAGGTCACTGTAATAGGCGCTGGCGAGGAATTTTTCCCACAAGCGACCGAATGTCATTGCACGATCGCGATTATTTACAGTTTCCTCATACTTTTTCCATAAAGCAGCTAAACCATCCTTGATGGCGGTTAGTGTTACAGATTCTCTGGATGTTGGTTTCCATACATAACTATATTTATTTTGGTATACATTTGGAGGTAATTTTTCGTGTTCAGGATTTTTCCTTCGTCTTCCCATCAGATCGCACCAAAATTCGGCTCTACCTCGCGTGGTGGTAAAGTTTTATTGCAGGTAAATAGATCCCGGCTGACAATCGGTTTGCCACTACGATTGGTATAGAACGGAAGCCCGTTTTCCATTAACCATTTTCGCTGGTGGCTTGCATATTTGCAGCCCGTTAATATTAGCAATTCATCTTCGGTTAAAAATAAGCTGCTCATAGCTATATCTCATAACCGCCGCTAACTATATACGGTTAGCGGCAATTAGGGTTGAACATTAAAAATCAGCCTGACTCGGGATCAGTTTTTGCCAGATAGCTGAAACGTATTTTGCCTGGTAACGAGCGTCATCAAGTGCATTATGGCGCTCACCTTCGAATGGGATAGCAGTTCTGGCATCGAAGTCTATGGCTTTCCCCAGCTCAACGATTGTGCGTACATCGCGATCGTTGCAGTAGCGCCACGGGCAGGGGATCCCCTGCCGTTCGTATGAACGGCGCAAAATCGTGTTGTCGAAGTTGGCTCCATTTCCCCAGACCTGAACAAAAAACTCACCGGAGTTTTCGGCGATAAATTCCCGCAATTGCAGTAGTGCATCATCTAACGGGATTTCATCGGTCATAATGGCAGATTGCGCCTCGCGTGATTGCTTAAGCCACCATTTAATGGTGTCACGATCAATGACTCCGCCGGCAGTTTCCAGATCGATAGTCTTACTAAATTCCGGTCCCATATCTCCGGTTTGCGGATCGAAAAATATTGCGCCTATTGAGATAATCGGGGCATCGGGATTTTTTCCCATGGTTTCAAGGTCGATCATCAGATGAATCCCCGCTCTGCTGGTGGATGTGAGCTTATGATGACCATTCACCTTAATTAAGGGATCTGTCGCCTCGCCAGTTTTATTATCGCTGGCGTGATGCTGATTGCCGCCAGGGTTCTCCTTGTGTGGATGTTCAGCGCCTTCCATTTCCTCCAGATCATTTTCCTGAACTTCAACCTGATTCTCTTCATCGAATGTTTCCTGGTATGTTGCGTCGCCCATCACCGCGCCACAATCAGGGCAGTTGCCGCCACCGCTCTGACTGCAGGCGGTGCAGACTTTTTCCGGTTCCTGTTGCGCTACTGGTTCGGATTGTTTCGTTTCTGGCTCTTTTTGTAACGCATTTTGGCTGTTTTGTTCCGCTTTCTGGTCGTTCTGTTCCATTTCTCGCTGGTTCTGGTTCACAGAATCGCGGGTTTCAATCCCCTTCACCCATTTCGGATCATTCGGATCGCTAATCCCTGCAACAAATTCACCACGTGATACTGCAAGCAGTTCATCGGCGTCAGGCTGGCTGATATTGGCTGCCTGCATAATTTTGTTTACTTCGTCAGCGGTAACTTTTACCGGCTCTGGTTGTGCGGTCGTGTCAGATGTACCAGTATTTTGTTGTGAGCCTGAGTATGTACCGTTTTTGCGGGCGAAATATTCTTCTTTCGTGATTTCAGTAGCCCCGGCAGCCAGCGCCTTATCCAGACCAGAAAGTTTGTTTGCGCGACCGTATTTTTCGCCATCCTTGTCGGTGAAGAGGAAGTAGAACGGCCCCTCACGCTCTACAGATGGTTCGACTTCCACTTTGTATTCGGTTTTTTCGTTGTCCGGAATTGCCGTTTCCACTGCATCAGTTTCTGGTACTGGCGACGAGAGAGTATCAGTTGCGCTCTGATTTCTTCCTTCATCTTCAAACACGCCCTTTGTAGTCAGGTATTCAGTAATGTATTTGTTCAGTGCCACAGGGTCTTTGTGAATGTCGATTGGACGTTCACGGACAAGGCCAAAAATAGTCTGGCGGTCGTAGCGAAGGGCATCAGGCTGTTTGCGCATTGATGCCGAGATACGCTTCCAGTCTTCGCGGTCGTTGTCGATAACTTCATTTTTTGCCCAGCGATGGATGCTGCCGTAAATGTTTCCGGCATCAATGTCACCAGGCCACAGAGCGTAGGCCAGCTCTTCATCCAGCGTTTTCCATGTCTGCTTGTATTCGCGACGAATGGCACTAGTGACAGGGGTGATTTTTTCTGCTGAGTTTTCAGTGTGCTGTCGGTTGACTCTGGCGCGGGCAAGATCAACAACAGACGTGTATTTTCCAGTCTCTTTGCGCTCTGCGTCCTGCCGTTTTTTCCAGTTACGTAATTCAGCCTGAATTTCGGGCCATTTGGCACTCGGCTTGCATTTGTGCTTAACCCATCCGATAGCGAACAGTTTGCGTTCCGGATACATAGCGTTAATTTCAGGCGTTTTCATCAATGCCTCAACGATATGCCCGTCGAATGTTGTCATGTCCTCCTGCAACAATTCCTGTGCACTAATCACCATATCAACGGTGATGTTTTCACATGTACCGAACTTAACCAGGACCGCGTTCTGTACTTCAAGGGACAGCTTGTCAAAATTGACGTTCATCGGATCGGATTCTGGTTCGACCGGAACAAAGGAAGCGGATTCCTCATCCCAGCGGTTTTCCTGCATATATTCGGTATCCCAGGAGTCGATGGCAGGGCGGGGCATGCCGGGTTTATCCTCGCAGACAAGAAATTTATAAGCGCAGTCCTGAGCAGCCGGATAATGTTCCAGGAATTGCCAGGTAAATTTGGCACGGGCGCGGCGTTCGTCACCGGCTTCGATAGCAGTGGCTACAGCAACTGCACCTTCTTCCTTTATTGCCTGTTCGTCCGGAATGGCGGCGCAAATAAAGACTTTACTCATTTTGTATTAACCTCATTACAGATTTAAGGGTGAACAAATCCCTGCCATTGCTGGCATATAAAAATGAAACCGGATATTAATTACGGTGCTGTTTTTAATCCTGCCGGGACTTCGTTATTATTCATGTGAATAACTTTATCGACCGGGTAACAGTTACCGGGAATTTTCTGTTCGGTTGCTGCAGTTACACACTCCTGCATTGTCCTGTGAACACTGACAGCAATATCAACTGGCTCTCCGGAAACAAGAAAAACTGTCAGAACAAGTGCAAATGCTGTATTCATTGCCAGCATCCTTTTTGTATCGGACGTAAACGGGCCAGCATTGAAAGAATGCATATTTTATTTAATAACTCCCGTTCGTGTTTTCTCTTGTTAATGGCATCTTCAGTAAATACAGGGTTACTGATAGTGACACCAATTTCAAAACAACCTTCAGACGTATTAACGTTTGGTAATAACGTTTCCATTATCGCGTCCTCAACAATGAATTTTGTGATGCGGTGCCTGGTGCCTCCAGGTGGCGTTAACCAGTTAACAATTAACGCCGGATACAGAGAATCCACCCATAACACTGTTTTTGGTTTTAACTGTTCCGCGTGCGCTCAGCCGCATTCACCACATCACAAAATTCACTTTAAAAAGGGCGGCAGAGCAGTCACGGAGTAAAACTGATACCGCCAAACGTCACCAGAAAATTGATAACAGAGGGCGTTGCAGCGGGGTTGTCACTTAAGCGCATGGTCAACCTGACAACCCGGTGTCCTCAACGGGGAAGGAATAACCCCGCCATACTTACCGCCGCGCCATTTCGCGGAGTGCCACAACCGGAAGCGCACGGTCGACGAAAATTTAACGACAGGCTATCTATGAACCAGCTACCTCGCCGTGCGCTTTCGCGTTATGGTCTGACTTTTCAGGGAAATATCCTTTCAGTAAACTGTCAGTGCCGGATGTTCACCCGTGTCCGGCGCACGCACTCCACCTCACCCGTGGAGAACTCCTTAATTACCAACCCTCAGGAGGGTGAATGTTAAAATCAACTCTTATTGCTAAATGCCTTTATCAAAATCGCATGGTAAGCAGCATTTCAATAGGCGAGTCTGCAGTTAAAAGTATTTTCGAAGAGTACTTTCCCGGGCATGATTTTAATAAATGGAATACCAAATTACCGCCAGCGGTTTCAACGCGTATTCTGAAAGCAACTGAAAGAGCAAGTACAATTCGCGTTAACTATTTCATTAAAGATTTGTGGGATCTTTGATATCCACAGAGCCTAAAGAATGTGCATATGGATGTGCTATTGTGCGCCTTCGCAGATTTGCATCATTTTCTAAATTCACTGAACGAAACAGGGCATCAACAAGGCTCTGTACAACGCAAAGGCAATCGAAGACTGTCGCTGTTTCTGTTTTGATTGATGAAAGAACATGGCCATTCACGCAAACAGAAATTACCCGTTCATTAACATCGCTTTCCTGCTTTTGATTATCAGAACCATATAGCCCAGAAAAAGCATTGCGCACATTACGAACCATATTATCGATGGTTTCTTTTTTGGTGTATGCTGGGTCAATTTTCACCAGACTATCACCGAGAGTCGTTGCAGCAATTGTCTGGATTTCTTTTGGTAAATATTCAAATTCCATTATTAGCCTCGTTGGTTAGCTATTAACGTGGGTATGTAATCATTCTGGCAATGCTTAATGCCGCTGCTTTTTCCAGATTGGTGATATCCTGCTCCAGAGCGGACAGATTTTCAGCCTGCTTAGCCCTGGCTTCATTGGCCCATTTCAGATCCTGCGCTGCATTAATTTTCTGGCGCATCCACTCATAAAGTTCATCATCGGTATAATCTGGCGCGATGATGACGGGTTCTCGTTTCTGCATACTGATTCCTCGCGGTGCTGTTTCGCTTATCAGCCGTTAGATTTTGCCGAACTGGAAAGCGCCTGTTTAAATTCGCTGAAGCTGAGAGCTTCATCGCCTTCGGCAAGGCCTTCGAAGTATTCTTCGTAAGCCTTTTTCATGATTGTGTCGAAATCCATATCACTCACCTGAGTTTCTTTCCAGCCAGCGACGGGCACCATTTTCGGTTTTAAACGTTTTGCTTTTGGTATACGTCATCGCGGTGAATGTGCCGTCCTGGTTGGAAAACACGCCGTGCACCAGAGATTCGTTGTTGCCAAGATCGATAGTATCCATGTTGACCTAATTTCCCCTTAACGCCGGGGTAGCGGAACAAAAACCTGCTGCATAGTTATTAAAGTTGAACCCTGCCGTCATGTTCTTACGCCTCGGGCTGGCTACTTAACCCCTGACCACTGCCTGGTAACTCGAAGTATTGCCCTGCATTCTGTGGGGCGGGGTGGGTTGGTATTTTTAGTTTAATAAACATTAAACTTAAGTCAAGTAAAAACTAAACCACGGAGCGTAACAAACACAACGCTTTTGATAAAGTCGTTGCGGTTGTTATGTTTCTATTGGTAGTGAAAGTTAGGGAAACTGGCGTCTTGCGTGGATCACGTTTACTACTTCAACGCTTGATGTTGTTACGCGGTATAGAATTATATAGTTAGGGTGGGCTACAATCTCACGCAAGCCAGGTACTCTGTCGCTTGGTGGGTATAAATACGGATGTTCGGATAACGGCAGCACACAACCCCTTAATCGCTGCCATAAGCGTTCAGCCGCATCTATGTCGAAACGAGCAATATAACTAGTTATATCATCTAGGTCGGTATCTGCGCTTTCAAGCCATAACACGGGTAACATTTTACTGTTTGCTCCGTTCCTTGCGCATTTTAGCAAAGCGTTCTGCCATTCTGCGCTCAACTTCGTCATGGGGAATTGCTGGGCGCGGATCTGCAAGGCTCGTTGCTACTTTCGCACGCAGCCATTCGTTGTAACTGTTTTCTTGTTCAATGGTTTCAAATTCAGAAACCATTGGTGAAAGGGCTCTATTCATGTTTCCTCCGGTTTTATAACTCAGGCGCGGCGGCATTTTTGCGCCGCAATCCATCTCGCTATTAGATCTTCCATTGATTCTTTTTTCTGCTTTAACTCGCTGATTATCTGGCGTTGCTCATCCTCAGGGAAGGCTGAAAAAATCTGCAATAATTCCAGTTGATTAGACGTTAACCCTGCATGTGGTGGAGAAACTGCCGGTTGTTCTGCGTATTCCGCATCCAGATACCCTTCCGGCATCCCGTATGTTTGCTCTATTCTTCTGGCAGCCTTTTCTCCAAACGAGGCCCTCCCACTCATTAGTTGAGATAGGTAGCTCTTCTCTTTGGGTGGCAGAGTTTTATCTTTAAACCACTCCTTGAGACGTAAACGGCGAATTTCTTTTTTTTGCATGTGGTAATTATCTTTAGTAATCACTAAACAAGCAAATACTTGACTTAATGGTTTATTAAACACTAAACTCGCAAAAAAACACTAAACCGAGGAAGGTATGACATTAAAAGAGTTTATTAAATCATTGATGGTTGGTGATGCTAAGAAATTCGCGGCCAGACTTGGTGTATCGCCATCTTACTTATCGCAAATGGCGTCTGGACGAGCAGCTATATCTCCAACCCGCGCCCTTATGATCGAATCTGCGACGGAAGGCCAAGTAAGTAGGGCGGAGCTACGACCCCATGATTGGGAGCTTATTTGGCCTGAGTATGCGAGCGGCATTCGTTTGGGGCAAACACATGTAGTTCATGCTGAAGGTGATTGTAGTGCATGCTTATCTGATGGAGTTGATTCATGAAAATCAAGCATGAACACATCCGCATGGCGATGAATGTCTGGGCGCATCCGGACGGTGAAAAAGTTCCGGCAGCTGAAATAACCCGGGCTTATTTTGAGTTGGGGCTGACGTTTCCTGAACTGTACGACGACAGCCATCCGGAAGCCCTGGCTCGTAATACCCAGAAAATTTTCCGCTGGGTGGAGAAAGACACCCCTGATGCTGTTGAAAAAATTCAGGCGTTGTTACCAGCGATCGAAAAGGCAATGCCACCTTTGCTGGTGGCCAGAATGCGCAGCCACAGTTCAGCTTATTTTCGGGAACTGGTGGAGACGCGGGAGCGACTGGTGAGAGACGCTGATGATTTTGTCGCAGTGGCAATCGCCGGTTTCAATCAGATGAAACGTGGTGGCCCGGCAGGAAATGCTGTGGCAGTACATTGACTGACAATAGCCATATCGAATCGCTTCCGGCAACTCGTGAGTAAAAAGATTCGGTATCAGAAGAGGTGAGTATGGCTAACGCCTGGCTCAGATTATGGCATGACATGCCAAATGACCCTAAGTGGCGAACAATTGCCAGGGTGTCAGGGCAGCCAATTGCAACAGTGATGGCAGTGTATATCCACCTCTTGGTGAGCGCGTCACGAAATGTCACGCGAGGTCACATTGATGTCACGACAGAAGATTTGGCAAGTGCGCTCGACGTGACAGAAGAGGTAATTGATTCAATTTTGCAGACGATGCAGTGGCGGGTACTTGATGGTGATTTAATCACTGGATGGGAAAAACGCCAGGTGCTGAAAGAGGACAACGGCAATATTTCGCAAACCGCAAAATCTCCTGCAGAGCGCAAGAGGGCGCAGCGAGAGAGGGAAAGAAAGCGGGAACAAAATGGCGATTGTCACGGCGCGTCACGAAATGTCACGCACATGTCACGACGAGTCACGACAGATAAAGATACAGATAAAGATACAGATAAAGAAGATCAAAACACTATGGTCCATGGCGTAAAAAACGCCACGAACCAGTCAGGGGATGTTCAGACCGTCAATCCTGGTCAGCCAGCAGGCACGACACCGGAAGCCGATTCAGCGTATGCGCTGAAAGCCGATTCGGGCGCTGTGCAGCAGGTGATGACCGCAAGGCCGGAGCAATCACACCAACTGCAGCAGCCTGAAGCCGATTCCGCCATTCAGCGGGAAGCCGATCGGGTAGTCCCGGAAAACACCGGGCAGCCTGTGGGACGAGTGGATTATCCGGATGTGTTCGAACAGGTCTGGCGGGAATACCCGTTGCGTGCTGGGGCAAACCCGAAGAAATCCGCTTTCAGTGCCTGGAAGGCCAGATTACGCGAGGGGGTGTCACCAGAGGCCATGCTGGATGGCGTGAGGCGTTACGCAAGATACCTGGCGGCTACCGGGAAAACGGGAACGGAATTTGTTCAGCGAGCGGCGACGTTTTTTGGACCGGACCGGAATTTTGAAAACCCCTGGCTGCTCCCGGTAAGCGGCACGAACAACCAGCGTTGTGTGAATCATATTTCTGAACCGGATACCGAAATTCCACCGGGCTTCAGGGGGTAAGTGTTTATTTCAGGTCATGAGGTAATTTTCAGGAGGACTTGTGGCAAAAGTATTTACACAAGAAGAGCGGGAAAAAATTAAGAGGCAGGTTGTTGAACTCGTGCGCCAGAGAGGGCGCGAGACGTTACGACAACTGGAAGCGAAAACAGGTGCGACAAGATATCTGATGAGTGTTCTCGCCAGAGAGCTGGTTGCCAGTGGCGATGTATACAATTCTGGCTACGGGTTATTCCCGTCTGAACAGGCTCGTAAAGACTGGCAAAATGCCCGCAAAAAATTATCGAGGGCAAAGCTGAAGAAACCGGTTGTGGTTGATCCGGACCTTATCTGGTCATTACCTGACGGAGAAATACGTCGCTATGACAGGCGTCTAAACATAATCTGTCGCGAGTGCCGGAAGAGCGAAGTTATGCGGCGTGTGTTGAACTTTTATCATGCCAGTAATAAGAAATTGGTTCGGTAAATGAAATTAAAGTGTATTGACTCAGATGTGAGGTAATATGTCTATGCATATAAACACTTTGTATGCATGTTGTGTTATTTTTAGTATGATAGAGTGTGTCAGATTTCTTATGATTAAAAACAACCCTCAATAGAGGGTTGTTACTAAATAATATTTATTACAACATTAAAAATTAAAGGATCCAGATTTCAGGATTTTTTAGCGTTTCAATTTGGTTTTTATTACTGGCATAAAATACATGATACATGTCTATCATTTTTTCGTTGGAGCTGATAAAAACAGATGGATCTTTGTTTAAGATTCTGCTATATGTATCAAAAATTGCTTTATATTCTGGTGTTAAATTATTAGATAGAACTGATGTTACTGTTTCAACTTTGTTTGATGGATTGAAATTTTTAAAAAACAGTCCTTCGAAATGAGGTATTTGAATAAATACCATTGGTTTTTTACTTTTAGAGCATTCGTTCATTATGGATACATTTGAACCCCATGCTCCATTACCTGAAACGCTTCCTTGCTTTAAGCATTTTGGAATGTCGGAGTCATGTACTGCTATATACTCAACGTTAAATTGATTTAATATTTTAGCAAATGTTTTTATATTCCCTTTTCCTAAACAGTCAATTATATGATAATCAACTCCGACAATATCACATATTTTGTTAATGACGATTTTTTCAGTTGGGCCTTCAACTAATATTATATTGTCGTAAAAGAAAAACTCATTAACCATTGGGTTACATAATCTTATCATTTTCATATTATCTTTTTCCTCTTCAGAAAAAGATAGTTCATCTGTAGATATTGTTTTATTTAGAGATTTGTCTTTTTCTATCCTAATTATAGTCGTGTGCTTCTTGGATAAGTCTATGAATACAGGGGAGTGTGTTGTAGCCATCACCTGCCAGTTATCATTGTTTGCTGCAAAATCATAAAGCGAGTCCCTCGCACTTCTAATTATAGGAGGGTGAAGAAATGATTCAGGCTCATCAATCAATAAAATATATTGTTTTTTCTCAACAGAGATAGGCTTACCTTTCGCTTTTTTTATTTTATCTCGTGCATGAGATTCGTGAGTCAAAATTTGCAAAGCAGACCATAAAACGGAGCGGCGAACACCGTGACCTTGGTTCTCGAGAAGAGAGCTATTTATCCCATCCATTTTCACTGTAAGGTTAGATTCTGAAACCATAACATCCGCATCTACGGGATCCTTGGAAAGTATGTTTAATTCCAGTTCTAGCCCAGGAAAAACAGATGATGATGATTTGGAGACCTGCTGTAGAAGATCATCGATTTTTGATTTGGAATCTTTCATAAGAGTGTCTGTCAACTCTTGTATTTTCTGTATTATATCAGCTTTACTTTCCCCTGTTTTCAGTAACTCATCTTTTGCATCTTCCTTTAAGAAACTTATGATAATTTTTTTAGTTTCATCCATGGATTTATCTGGGCTTATTCTTATTGGTTGAGGAACTCGGCTTTGTAGTAGTGTGTCAAGTCCCCCAGAGCCCCCATCAATAAATATGCGTTTGCCAGAGGCATCATCAAGGCCATAGGATTGTTTTTGGGCTGCTTTTTCTGGATGTGACCAAACCCATTTAACACAATAATAGAGTTTGCTTTCCAATGGTGTATTATTTTTCTCCCAATCTCCCCCATACTTTCTTGCCATATTTCTTCTGTCAAGAGCATCATCTTTATAAAACCATTTCTCTCCCCCTAATGTACGAATATCATCATCAGTGATATCAGTGAAAATTCCGCACATTTCAATTGGTATAGATATATCTGAGTTATAAAAATCATGAGCAGTCAGGCCTTTTGCTGATCCTAAAGATGCAAACTTTTCATACGCATCTAATATTGTTGACTTTCCAGAGTTATTTGGACCAATTAGCACAACTATATCATCGATATATACTTCTATTTCATCTTTTATCGACTTGTAATTTTTAACATTAAATTGCTGTAGCTTCATTACATGTATCCTTTTTCTGTTCGGAGTGGCACTTGCTAGTGCAAACTAACATTATAAAAGAATAAAGTGATAGTCCTTTTATTAACACTGGGGCGTATCGTGATACATGTTATGTAAATGTTGCTTATCTCTTTCCTTTTATATGATTTGCTGTTATTTTTAAATGCCGAAGGCTTCCATATGTTTTTATCTCAGTTATCACTATCTTTGATAGTTCGTGCGCATGCGCAGTTTCTTTGAAACTGCAGATATCCGCTCTTTACCCAAACGGACAGACAGATTTGTGTTATGCCAACGCAGAGCGTCGATGGGGAAATAGTATAATAAATGAAAGTTGTTAGTGTCGGATGGGCGTCGTTAACAGGATTTGAGAAAATGAATTTAATTGATGTTATTGTTCTTATGGTTCGCCTTTCTGATTGATTTCATGTTGGCGAGGTAACGGGAGTTAAGTAGAATGGCTGCGGGTGCTTGAGGCTGTCTGCCTCGGGCATGCCACTGTAAGGCAGACAGAGAAAAGCCCCAGTTAACATTACGCGTCCGGCAAGACGCTTAACATTAATCTGAGGCTCAATCCATGCTGAACACATGTAGGTTAGCCTCTTACGTGCCGAAAGGCAAGGAGAAGCAGGCTATGAAGCAGCAAAAGGCGATGCTAATCGCCCTGATCGTCATCTGTTTAACCGTCATAGTGACGGCACTGGTAACGAGGAAAGACCTCTGCGAGGTACGAATCCGAACCGGCCAGACGGAGGTCGCTGTCTTCACAGCTTACGAACCTGAGGAGTAAGAGACCAGGCGGGGGAGAAATCCCTCGCCACCTCTGATGTGTCAGGCATCCTCAATGCACCCACACTTAACCCGCTTCGGCGGGTTTTGTTCTTTTTGTGAAAAAATTCCCTTAAAAGAGATTTTTTTTAACTAAAAAGGTTTACTTTGTTTTTGTGTATGGTAAATTTTAGAAATTAGAATTTAAGCGCCCATCAGGCTTGCGTTAGGCAAGTCTGCTAAATCAACAAATTGAGGATAAAATCATGGCACTCACTGAATTCGGTAAGGCCGTTAGAAAAGCGAGGATTGATACTGACAGTACTCTTCTGACTATGTCTCAAGAACTGGGCACTTCGCCAGCGTTTCTTAGCGGTTTAGAAACTGGTAGCAAAAAAATACCTCTGAAGTGGGTTAAGAAGATTGATTCTTACTTCAAGGCCAAAGGTGTAGAAATTGAAGGGTTACAGGAGTTAGCGGCAGTTGCGAATGACTCAGTTCCAGTAAACGGTTTGTCTCAGCAACAGAAAATGCTTGTAGCGGGATTCGCTAAGTCGCAGTTTACTCCGGAACAGCTAAAGAGTTTTGCAGATTTATTGCAAAAGATTAATAACAATGAGGGGTAATTATGTATCAAATGAGAGGTAACAGGGTGTCACCGATGCAAGAAGAAGAAATAGCCTACAGAGCTATAAACTTCTGTAATGCTATTGGTCTTACAGCCTCAAAGCGCAAAAGAAAGCGTTATGATATGTTCTTTGAAAGCCTTTCAATTTATGGGGTTACTCTTGACGTCAGGACCGACAAGGAGTGGGAGGCTCTGACGTATGATCTAACTATCGGACATTGTGACCCCGCTTCTCTAACAATTACGGTTCCCAATAAAATATATGTGAATGCTTGCCTTGGGGAAGAGCATGCACTTGCTGTTATCTTCCACGAGCTAGGTCATTTGCTTCTTGGACACAAAGCAGTTTTACACTTTTCAGCTAAAGAACCTACTCGTATTGAGGATGCAGAATGGCAGGCAGATACATTTGCGGATATCGTACTGGAAACAATTGGAGTGAGAACACAACAGATGTCGTTCGATTTTTATATGTAAAAGCCCTGCGCTAACAGGGCTTTTAGGGGCGGAAAGTGCGCTAACACATTCCGTAGTGTATGGAGATAATCCAATCACAACATTTTTTGTAGGTAAGCGAAGTGTAGTGGTTCTCCCAACAAAGTGCAACCTGTGTGGATTCACAGGTGAGCAGGGAAAACGAAATCATGGCAATGGGTACCTGTCGCAAATGTGGCTGTCCATGTGAGATCATTTTTCGCTACTCTGTGTGTGTAGATGGTGTAATACGCCACGCGAAAAAAGGGAAGCCTTTCCCGATCCCACTTTGCAGTTGTAGTGGCAAGCACGCAGCTTGATATTCAGTACTGACAAAACCCGCTTTAGCGGGTTTTGTTTTTTCTGAGCATCTTGGTTTACAATCCACATGCCAGCCTGAACAACTGGCACCTGCTGCGCCAGCAGAGACAACCGATGGCGCACGATACCAAATTATACAATTCTGATAATACAGCCGTCTTTGCCAGCAGGCACGGGCGGCGTTCTCACACATTCAAATATGACTGGTATCAGCATGACCCCTGCACTGAAGAACAGGCCGAATGGCTGATTCAGAACTACCGCAGACGTGGGTATGAGTTTAGGAAAGCCCTCAGCCTTGATTATCGTCACTGGATAATCTACGTCAGACTCCCTTATTCCGAACGCCCACCGCGTCCGTCCCGCACATTCCAGCAACGCATCTGGAGGTAACGTGCGGGTATTGCTTCGACCTGTTCCGGTACCGGAACTTGGGCTGGTGGTTCTTAAGCCGGGCCGTGAATCCATGCAGGTATTTCATAACTCTCGAGTGCTGGTGGAGCCGGAACCAAAAAGCATGCGTGGTTTACCGTCCGGAGTCGTTTCTGCCGTTCGCCAGCCGCTGGCGGAAGACAAATCATTACTGCCATTTTTCAGCGATGATCGGGTGATTCGTGCTGCCGGCGGCGCTGGTGCACTGTCTGACTGGCTCCTGCGTCATGTTAAATCCTGCCAGTGCCCTCATGGTGACTACCATCACAGTGAAACCGTCATACATCGTTACGGCACCGGTGCGATGGTGTTGTGCTGGCATTGTGACAACCAGCTGCGTGACCAGACCTCCGAATCACTCGGGCAGCTTGCTCAACAAAATCTGACAGCCTGGATGATTGACGTCATACGTCACGCAATAAGCGGTACACAGGAACGGGAATTATCGCTGGCTGAATTATCCTGGTGGGCGGTCTGCAATCAGGTAGCGGACGCACTACCGGAGGCAGTATTACGTCGTTCTCTGGGGTTACGTGCGGAAAAAATCCGCTCTGTGTACCGCGAGAGCGACATCGTACCGGGAGAGCAGACAGCCACCAGCATACTGAAGCAGCGCACAAAAAATCTTGCGCCGTTGCCTCACATCCACCAGCAACAGAACCCGCCACAGGAAAAGACGGTGGTCAGCATTGCCGTTGATCCTGAGTCTCCGGAATCTTTTATGAAGCGACCTAAACGTCGCCGTTGGGGGAATGAGAAATACACACGCTGGGTAAAGACTCAGCCGTGTGCGTGCTGTGGTAAGCCAGCTGACGATCCCCATCACCTTATTGGTCACGGTCAGGGCGGAATGGGAACAAAAGCCCACGATATTTTTACGTTACCGCTGTGTCGGGAACATCATAACGAGCTTCATGCGGATCCGCTGGCGTTCGAAGAAAAGCATGGTTCTCAGGTTGATTTAATTTTTCGTTTTCTTGATCACGCCTTTGCAACCGGCGTGCTTGGGTAAAAGAGGTTACTGATGCGTATAGAGTTTGTTTTTCCTTACCCGCCGACGGTGAACACCTACTGGCGACGTCGTGGCAGCACATATTTTGTATCAAAAGCCGGTGAGCGTTATCGCCGTGATGTGGCACTTATTGTTCGCCAGCAGCAACTGAAATTAAACCTGTCCGGAAGGCTGGCGATAAAGATTATTGCAGAGCCACCGGATAAGCGCCGTCGTGACCTGGACAATATCATGAAAGCACCACTGGATGCGCTGACGCATGCCGGACTACTCATAGACGACGAGCAGTTTGATGAAATCAAGATTGTGCTCGGTCAGCTCGTTCCTGGTGGGAGGCTGGATGTGAAGATTTACGAAATCAGAGGTAATAACTATGGCGCGTGATATTCAGATGGTTCTGGAACGATGGGGAGCTTGGGTGGCAAATAACCACGAGGATGTTACATGGTCATCTATTGCTGCCGGTTTTAAAGGATTGATCCCGACTAAAGTGAAATCACGTCCTCAGTGTTCTGATGATGATGCCATGATAATTTGTGGCTGTATGGCACGATTAAACAAGAATAATCAGGATTTGCACGATTTGTTGGTAGATTATTACGTAGGTAGAATGACGTTCATGACACTTGCACGTAAGCACAGATGTTCTGATGGACTGATTGGTAAAAGACTTTATAAAGCGGAAGGTATTATTGAAGGGATGCTTATGGCTCTGAGTGTCAGGTTAGATATGGATATGCGGTAGGAATACATATTGCGATGGTTATGTTTTCTGCTTTTATAATTAATGTGTTTATTTTTTGTGGTATACACTTTGTGAAAAGTAAATTAAATGTTGCCATGTAAATTAAAAATATTGATAATAAATCTTAGTTATTAAATAAAAGGAATGCTTATGTGGATTGTGTTAGCTCTGTCACTGTTCACTCTCAGTTGGCGTAAGGTAGTGTCTTTTTCATTATTGATGGTGTCTGTTGTCCTAGGAGTGGTCAATAATATTATTGAGTTGCCGGTATTGTTTTTTATTGCTACAATATTTCTTTTGACTATCTTAAAATTTAACTGGAAATATAATGTCTTGGTTAAAAATATATATGAGGCTGGTATGGTTTTATCAGCCATAGCATTATCTTTCCATTTATGGCCTGGTTTTCACAATCCCGTAGTGCTACAGTCTGTTACTGTCGGACCTAAAAGCACACCATATACAATGTATTTTAATTTTGATAAGGCGCTAGTGCCATTTTTGTTAGTCCTGTGTACAGCCTCTTTGTTTGAAAAAGAAATAAAATCAGAAGTGTCTTTGTGGATGTGGGGGTGTCTCTTTCTCTCTGTTCCTCTTATCTTATTTTTGGCTGTGTTTTTGGGTGGGTTAAATCCAGAAATTCATTTCCCTGAGTGGTTGCCAGAGTTTATATTGGCTAATTTGTTTTTTGTATCTCTGGCAGAGGAGTCATTGTTTAGAGGATATATTCAGTCACGGTTATCAGAAGTAATGTCCCCATTGGTTGCATTAGTTGTGGCAGCTTTGCTGTTTGGTCTTTTTCATTATTCAGGTGGTACTTTACTTATGTTATTTGCCACGTTATCTGGTATTGTGTATGGATTGTCATGGATGTGGAGTGGGCGTTTGTGGGTTGCCACCCTTTTTCATTTTGGGTTGAATCTGTGTCACTTGTTATTTTTTACCTATCCATTATTAAAACATCATTGATTTTTCCTATTATTTTAATACACTGAAAAATGGCAGGACGTGACATTTGCATGAAAAATATGTACGGGGAAGTATTTACGTACGTAAAAAATCAGGTATACTGCTAAAAATATTTATATTGCTGCATAGTTTGAACCCGCCTCCGAGAGGGGCTTTATATGCGTGCGCCGTGACTGGCGCTGTTCTTCAACTGTGATGGCTGAAGAGCGGTTAAGGCGGCGCAGCAGGGTAAGGTTGCCTGTATCACCAAAGCCGATACTCACACTGGGCGCTATGACCTTGCGAGCCATACGGGATGTACACAGAAAGAAAGGTACGACCGCAATTAATAACAAAATCTTAAAAATCGCATATGGCACTATTATTTTTCTAAATATTGTATATTTTAGCATTGCGGGATATCCCTGTAACGGAGTTGCATAATAGCATTTTGCTCTACGACTTTGCCAGTCTCCAGCAGTGGCTGGCTTTTTTATGATCGTAATATCCAGCGCCTCAATAAATGTTGTTGTCAGAGTACGTTAAGTTGTAGCAAGATATCTGACAAGATATGTTAATGTTGCAGATTACTTTTAACACGATTATCATTTCTTTATGCGTTGATGAATAAACTGTATTTATCTTTTTATGCTTGCGTTTTGTTTTGAACTGAATGATTTGTTGTTATGTTTTAAATTTATCAGATATTCAGAAAATATAACCCATGATAATATAAATTTATGATTCATGTAGCAGCATTTATTATGAATATAGTTATCGTATGGTGCTCAAGGAGTATTGTGTAATATGAAAATAATGATTTTTAGGGCGCTAACATTTTTCTTCGTTATCTTTTCAGTTAATGCGATTGCTAAGGAGTTTACCTTAGATTTCTCAACAGCAAAGAAGTATGTTGATTCGCTGAATGTCATTCGCTCTGCAATAGGTACGCCATTACAGACTATTTCATCGGGAGGTACATCTTTACTGATGATTGATAGTGGCACAGGCGATAATTTATTTGCAGTCGATATCATGGGGTTAGAACCAGAGGAAGAGCGGTTTAACAATCTACGACTGATTGTTGAACGAAATAATTTATATGTGACAGGATTTGTTAACAGGACAAACAATGTTTTTTATCGCTTTGCTGATTTTTCACACGTTACCTTTCCTGGTACAAGAGCGGTTACATTGTCTGGTGACAGTAGCTATACCACGTTACAGCGTGTTGCGGGGATCAGTCGTACGGGGATGCAGATAAATCGCCATTCGCTGACTACTTCTTATCTGGATTTGATGTCGTATAGCGGAACCTCACTGACGCAGTCTGTAGCAAGAGCAATGTTACGGTTTGTTACTGTGACAGCTGAAGCTTTGCGTTTTCGCCAAATCCAGAGGGGATTTCGTACAACACTTGATGATCTCAGTGGACGTTCTTATGTAATGACTGCTGAAGATGTTGATCTTACATTGAATTGGGGAAGACTGAGTAGTATTCTGCCCGACTATCATGGACAAGACTCCGTTCGTGTTGGAAGAATTTCTTTTGGGAGTATTAATGCAATTCTGGGAAGCGTGGCATTAATATTAAATTGCCATCATCATGCATCACGAGTTGCCAGAATGACACCTGATGAGTTTCCTTCTATGTGCCCGACAGATGGAAGTGGGCGTGGGATTACTCACAATAAAATATTGTGGGACTCATCTACACTGGGGGCAATTTTGATTCGCAGAACTATCAGTAGTTGAGGGGGTAAAATGAAAAAAGTATTATTAATAGCTGTTTCACTTTCATTTCTTTCAGCAAGTGTTCTGGCAGCGCCAGATTGTGTAACCGGAAAGGTGGAGTATACAAAATATAATGATGACGATACTTTTACAGTTAAAGTGGCAGATAAAGAATTATTTACTAACAGATGGAATCTTCAGTCTCTTCTTCTAAGTGCACAAATTACGGGGATGACGGTAACTATTAAGACCACTGCTTGTCATAATGGAGGGGGATTCAGCGAGGTTATTTTTCGTTGATTCAGAATAGCCCTGTGAAGAGCACAGGAGGAGGTTTATCAATGTTAAATATGTCAATTCAGTCAGTTGACAGTTGCCTGACTGGCAGAGCTTTTGTAAAAAAATCTTGCATAGGGAATCCCGCAGTGCAGAGTGGAAACTGGTGGACGATATCATCTCTGATCATCGTTAACGATAATGAGGCGGGTTCAGTGGTGCAGGGCTAAATTCATCGGGAGGAACTAGGCAACATGCATCAATGAAAATATTGTTAATTGAGTGTTTTTCATACATGACTGGTAAAGGTGATTCAGGCCATCAGAGTTTTGCGGATGGCCTTTTTTCTTTCCGGTAGCACAGATCTGTCTTGGTTGGATATGTATCAGATGGAAAAAATATCAACAGGAATTGCCTACGGCACCTCCGCAGGCAGTGCTGGCTACTGGTTTTTACAGTGGCTTGATCAGGTCAGTCCGTCACAGTGGGCGGCAATTGGCGTACTGGGAAGTCTGGCACTGGGCTTTCTGACTTATCTGACGAATCTGTACTTCAAGATAAAAGAGGACCGTCGCAAGGCGGCGAGGGGAGAGTCATTCAATGATTAAAAGCTATGAGTTGATTGTGAAAGGGCCCCGCAATTTTGAGAATAAAGTTACGGTAACTTTAGCGTTACGGGACAAAAAACGCTTTGACGGTGAAATTTTTGACCTGGACATCTCGCTGGACCGTGTTGAAGGTGCCGCGCTGGAGTTTTATGAGGCAGCAGCCAGAAGGAGCATCAGACAGGTCTTCCTGGATGTTGCTGCCGGGTTATGTGAAGGGGACGAACTGTTGCCAGAAACGCGCCCCTGTTCAGAGGCGCGGTATACCATAAAAATTAACAGTTCTGATAACTCGATTACGGGTTGTTAGCTTTTTGCAGTTGGCTTTCCAGTATCTTTCATTGGTAGCATCCTGATAAATATCCATGAGCGCAAAAATCAAATACGGCCTGTCAGCTGCCGTTCTGGCGCTGATTGCTGCAGGCGCGTCTGCTCCTCAAATACTTGACCAGTTTCTGGATGAAAAAGAGGGTAACCACACTACGGCATACCGCGATGGTTCCGGTATATGGACCATCTGTCGTGGTGCCACAATGGTGGATGGTAAGCCCGTCATACCGGGAATGAAGCTGTCGAAGGAAAAATGCGACCAGGTTAACGCCATTGAACGTGATAAGGCACTGGCATGGGTGGAACGCAATATTAACGTATTACTGACCGAACCACAAAAAGCGGGTATTGCGTCATTCTGTCCCTATAACATTGGCCCCGGTAAATGTTTTCCGTCAACGTTCTATAAGCGGCTGAATGCCGGTGATCGTAAGGGCGCATGCGAGGCGATTCGCTGGTGGATAAAAGATGGTGGGCGCGATTGCCGCATACGTTCAAATAACTGCTATGGACAGGTTATTCGTCGTGACCAGGAAAGCGCATTAGCCTGTTGGGGGATAGATCAGTGAGCAGAGTCGCCGCGATTATTTATGCTCTGGTTATCTGCATCATCGTCTGCCTGTCGTGGGCGGTCAATCATTACCGTGATAACGCCATCACCTACAAGGTACAACGCGATGATGCGAAGACAAAACTAAGTCAGGCGAACGCGACCATCACTGACATGCAGCAGCGCCAGAGTGATGTTGCTGCGCTCGATGCAAAATACACGAAGGAGTTAGCCGATGCGAAAGCTGAAAATGATGCTCTGCGTGATGATGTTGCCGCTGGTCGTCGTCGGTTGCGCATCAAAGCAGTCTGTCAGTCAGTGCGTGAAGCCACCACCGCCTCCGGCGTGGATAATGCAGCCTCCCCCAGACTGGCAGACGTCGCTGAACGGGATTATTTTACCCTCAGAGAACGAGTGATGGTGATGCAGAAACAACTGGAAGGAGCGCAGGAATATATCCGTACTCAATGTCTGAAATAA